GAACAATTCCGTGCAGGTTCATCAGGTCACCTCATAGTTCACGTCGGCAAACATTTCCCCAGTGTCCACGAGTGGCTTGGTTGAGTTGTTTGGCCTGTCTTTTCTCGTACGTCTTCGCTCGAGTGTTACTGGTGACAACTCTGGCTCCATAAGATCTGAGATTGACTGCTGGATATCGCCCTTGATTTGCGCGCCAGCAACCTCAAGAACAGACCTTGCATCAATACCACGTTCAAGACCCCGCGCTATTGTGTCGGCCCACTCCTTTTTGTGATCGGAGATGGCTGTACGGAAGAATGGTCGCGGAGGTTGGTTATTGGCAGGGTCGCCATACTCATTTCTGGCGGCAACCATCGAGATGGGCGTGCCATCTGGATAAGCGGCACCGCTGTAAAAACCAGACTTCACCTCGGTAGCATTGAGCCGCTCTGCCATCTCTTGCAGGTAACGATCCAGACCGCTAGTCATAAGCACTCCCCGGGTAGTAGTTCGCCATTCTGTAAACCTTGGTGGCCTGCCAGTAGTCCATTCCGTAAGGGCTTTGCGTGTACCATGCGTAACGGAACTCGGTAGGCCCCATGTCGGATGAAACTGACACGCTACCTTCCGATGCAGATGCGATGCGCCCTACCATTCCCGATCCACCGTTACCTTTCGAATCCCCATACCTCAGATGCGCGATATGCGCCATCAGCAGATAGAGCAAACGCTCCCGCTTGACGGAGTCAATGACGAGTGAGAAATCGGTGTTGTCGAGGTAATCAGTAGCCTGGTCGAACAGGAATGGGAGTAACGCGTTGTCTACATTGGAAAACCCGGGGAGCATGGCGCGGAATCTGGGGATATCCAGAGTCACTATCGCCATGAGTTATTCCTCTTTCAGTGGCTCCACGCCAGCGGCTTTGGTGCTTGCCTGTTCGAGTCCGGTCTTCTGTTTTGACCGCTCCAGTGAAGCATCAGCAACTGATTTATCGTCGGTCACGGCGAACACGATGCCGTTCTTAATAAACTTGGATTCGGCATGGTTTTTCGCGAAAGTTTCCCATGCTTCCGCTGGGACATCGCGAGTGATACCGAAGCCGTTAATCAGAGCGGAGCTGTTAACCCCGTTCAGAATAATTTTATGTTCACCATGATTGAACGAAAGGCCGTTAGGCAGTTTGCAGCCAACGATGTATGAATCGATTTTTGCAGCCATCGGTTAAACTCCCAGCATTTGAGCAAACAGGAACGGCTGCGTGATTACAGCGCCGTAGGTTGTGCCAGAGTGCTTCTGCTTCCAGCTTGATGTCATGGTGATAACGGGGTGGGCGCGAAGCTTCTCGCTGTAGGCGCAGTAGCCAGCCTGCTGGCCCTGAGCGGTTTCAACGAACATCTGCACCAGCTCACCGGCATCAGTATCATACTGAGGTGCTACTTCAACGCGCAGGTTGGTGAACGTGTCTTTCACCATTTTTTCTACGGTGTTACCGAAGATTTCGTTCGACTTTTTGAACCACACAGACGCTTTAGGGCTCATTGCCAGAACAAGCGGCGAGGCCATATCCACGCCGTCACCTACTGCGCCATTGGTGCGGGCGATCAGGTCAGCGTAAAGCGCCAGAATGTCGTTGTAGACATCGACAACCTGCTTGTCTTTCCACTGCGTCGCCCCGCCCACAGTAGCAGGGGTGATCGGAGTTGGCAGTGCCGGGTCGTTCAGGATGCCGAAGTTCAGCAATCCAGATACGCCGTAGAAGTAGAACTGGTTCTGAGCCTGGTTAAGAGTCCACGCAGCAGCACGCTGCTTCTCTGCAACGTATGGCAGCATAGCGAGGCCATAGCGCTCCTGCTCCAGTTCGCCGTAGGTAACCATGGTCTGGTAGCGATATACCTGACGGTTTTCCCAACCGTTGGTCACCTGGTTAGCACCCTGCTCACTGTAGTCGTCATACGCTACAACGTCGCCGGACTGCTCTACGCGCTGGATCATCATAGTATCCTGCGCCCACGAACCTTTTTTCTTCTCGCCCAGAATATCGGTGGCCTTCTGCTTGGCGAAGATGGTGCGCACAATTTCAGGGTCGATGAAGGTTGAGACAATGGCCGGGATGCCGCCGTTGGGTGGCATACCTGGCTGTACATCCGCATCCATCGCAAAGCGAGTAACAGTTGGCGGGATAAACATGCCGCGAGATTCGGCTTCCGCTTTGAAGGCCGCGAAATCAGCCTGATTCAGTTGAGGCATTATGCTTTGCTCCAGGTAGAGATAATCAGTAGGTCACCGATGGTAGCAGGCGATGCCACATACCAGTCAGTTTCAACAGCGCCATCAATGGTTGCGCCAGCTTCGCCCGTAGCCAGAAGCCCGGTAGCCAGCACAGCAAATACTTTCTGCCCCACGGTTGCGGCAGTAGTCGATCTGGCCCAGAAGTCACCACCAACAATCGGTGAGGCTTCACGTCCTGACGGAATCAGCAGGCTGTTGCTCTGCAGGTAGTTGATCGTCGCATTGGCGTTGTTGTAAATGAATCCAACCGGCTTGCCGGTGCCGGTGTTGTTGAGTTTTTTCGGGTCAGTCGCATCGCGCCATGCGAATCGGCACATGTACAGGCCATTTGTGCCAGCCTGGAATGCGCCTGGGCCACCTGCGGCAGCGATAATGGGGCTGTTTGATGCTGGCTGACCTTCCTGGCCTACGCCAGAATAGAGTCTTACTTCATTCTGAAACGCCATGGTTATTTGCCCTCGAAGAAGTTTTTCACGTTATCGCGTGAAGTTGAGGTGATCGGGGTGGAGTCTTGCGCCATTGCCGCAGGTCGGGCATATGCTTTGAAAACAGAGCTGAGAGCGGCAGCAGGTAGTGCTGCATGGTCATCGCAACCCAGCTGTTTCAGCGCGGTGCGATAGACCTCTTCAGCGCTGTCACAGGCCAGCTCACCGACTACCGGACGCACATCACGCTCGGCCTGACGCAAAGCAGCATGTTCTGCACGCAGCTCTTTGCGCATTGAGTCCATGGCAAGCTTGCTGTCTTTCGCCATTTTCTCTTTGTCGGCGTCGTTGTCTTTTGCTTTTTTGTCCTTGTCGTCTTCGCTGTCATTGGCCTTGCGGTCAGCGTCGCGGTCTTTGTTTTCACGCTCTTCACGCTCTTTCAGCTCTTTCTCTTCGCGCTTCAGGCGCTCTGCTTCAGACTCGTTGTCGCGTTCTGCTTCGGTGGCGCTGTCTTTGATGACTTCTTCCACTTTGCTTTTTACTTCATCAGGGTCGGCATCGCTTGCCAGTTTCGGCAGGATATAAGTCCAGAACTTGTCTAGTTTCGACATCAGGTTTTTTCCTATTGATGGTTTGGAGTCATAAACAAACACGTCGGGGCCAGCCCGACCACTTGGCACGATAGCCACGTGATTACAAACGATGTCGCGCATAACTCCATCGTATGCCTCTCCCTCGTACACGCCTGGCGTCATGTCTAATCGGTAGCGGTAGGAGGATGAAATTTCTTTTTGCTTCTCGCTTTCCACGCCGATGATGGAATTGACATCCCAGATAACCAGCGAGTTTTTCAGGTATTGGCCGTCAAATTCAGCGTTTCCACCGGTTGCCCCGATGATTGCCTCTTTTGGCGGGTCGATTACTGAAACGGCCACGTGCTTATTGAGCAGCGGCTGATTATTGAAGGTGGGAATCGCCTTGCGCAGCTCTTCAGGGTCACGCAGCAGGCGATACGCTTTATCAGGGATAAGCCCCAACGATTCACCGTCGGGAATTTCTTTGCCGTAGTAGACGCAGACATTCGATTTACTGATGGGCGTCAATTCGACGTGCATCTTCCCGTCTGCGTCATAACGGCGAACACTCGCCCGGTCAAAGGCAAGCTTCACGTCTTTCATGTGGTCACCTTTCTTCAGGCAATAAAAAAGGCCACTGGAGTGACCTGTTTAAAATGGCAGCCTTGGCCGCCACGAACACCCGCAGTTTGGAAGCTGGCCGGGCATGATGTACTCGCCGTCAATCAAACACCCCTTGTCCAGCCTGAAAATGCGCTTCTCTTTGCCGGCTTTAACGTGACTGTGGCGTGGCCTATTGCTGCCACCACTGTGCAGCCACTCGCCCTCTTCGATACCTGCTGCCATTTGCCGGGCAGCTGACAGGGCGCTGGTAGCCTTTCGCACCTGGTCACGAGCGATGAACTCAGCACGCCGCCGGGTGATACCGTGTCGCTTACTGAAGTTACGCTCAATCTCGTCGGCCAGCATCTTGCGATCGCCTCCTCGCGCCACTGCCCGGAACACCATACCCTCCACCTCAGTGAAGTATTTCTCCGGGATTGAGCGAATCAGCGATACGTTCTCAGCAATGATAGCGTCACGCTTCTGAAGCATGGCTTCCGACCACTGCATGTTGATGGTCATGCCTTCGGTTCTGGCTGCTGCCAGCAGGCCGCGATCGACTGCTTCACCCGTCCTTTTTTCGATGGCCTCAGCCATCGGCAGGGAACGGGCAATGAAGCGGTC